TCTCCTTATTGTGTGTGTTAAGAGAGGGCCGTGGCCACTAGTCAAACACATTGTCAGAGCTTAATTATACAACAAATAAAAAAATGTAAATAAAAAAAGAATTTAGGGGTAAATACCTAGATATTATGAGTTTTCGTCATAACCGCTAATAACCTCGCCGCCACTCTCTGCTACAGCCTCTCTCATAGAATCTTCAGCAAGTTTTTGCGCATTAGCTAATCGCCCTGTCTTTTTGGCTAGGAATTCCTTATGTGCAGTATTCCATTCAGCAGGTTTTACACCTAGGACTAAATCCTGATGTACCGTATAACCATCTGGATCTACAGTAAATGAGGCTCCACCATTAGGTGATGACTTTCTCATATAAGGTTTCCAATGACTCTGGTGAAATCCCTTCTGTTTATAAATCTTAAAGTTAAGGAATCTATATACAAGGCCAGCCTCTTTTAATTCTTTCTTGAGGGCGCTATCTATATCTAGTCCAGTACCTACTGGCGAATATGAATTTGGAAGTTCTCCAAAACCTAAATCACCATGTATGTCTTTAATAGATTTTTTACCATCAACTTGTTTTACTTTTGTATTTTTAGTATTAGTCATTTTCTACTCCTTTTATAGTAACCTTCATAACCTGTTATATCTTTCCAAACTATTCCCATTTATTGTAGCTAGTCCGTTTCGCTCTTTCTTTCAGACTCTCCAGTACTTTAGGGTCATCAGTATCTAAACCCATTAATTTTGCAACCATAATAGTTTTAGAATCAAGCTCTTCGCTCTTTTTCCTAGTGGACTTCTTAGAAGAGTCTCCACTACCTCCACCTATATATTCACTCATATCAATATCCTCATTATCATCGGCACCTTTAGCTGGCCCTGATTTAGTTCCAAGTTTACTAGCGGCCTCCATTACGGCCAATTTAATTCCCTCTGGAGTTGACATAAAATTAGCATCATAATTTGCGCTTATCTTTATAGCTTCATTGTATAGGGCACTATTTGGATCATTTATATCTGGGTATATTTTTGCAAGATCAGCAACAACTTGGCTCTTTGCAGTTTGTGCTTGATTCGATTTAGCAATCTTCTCGTCAGTTCTTTTATCAGACTCTTGTAGTTTTAATTCAATGTACCTGTCTGGGTCTGTATACCGCAATTCTTCTAGGTCTTCTGAAGACTGCTTTTGATCTGGTACACTCATTTGGTTTACTATCAGATCAAGCTTTTGGCTAAGGACGTCATTTTGTTGCGCTAGTTTATCGTTAGCATCATTTACATTCTGAAGCTTACGTGCCATTTCTGCTTTTAGGTTTCCTATTTGGTCGTCGTTCTTCGACTCATCAGCGGATGCTGACTCATTTTGGTCACTCATATTTTACCTCGTTACGTGAGTATTCGTTTTTACTGCTACCTTCTAAGGCTGGTAGAGTCGCCTTTACTATTTATTGAAGTACTGTGATCGCAAGTGATCTTTTAAATCCTTAGTTAGATTCAAGAGTTCTCTGCCGCCATCGACCTTACCTCGCTTATATTGTAACATGTCTAAATCTTTATCATCTAGAAACTTTCTTTCTAGTTTTCGCTGTAACAATTCGATATACTTCAGAGCTACCTTCCATGTATCTGAATTCATAAGCTCTTGTAATGCTATTAGATCCTCTTCAGGAAGCTTTTTTGGTAACATTACTGTTCTCCGCCCTCGCCAGTTTTAGGAGCTTGTCCACCGCCCCCTGTAGCTGTTTGAGTACTAAGTGCTGCATTTTGTTGTACTTGACTAGCATTAGCTTGTTGAGCTTGCATCTGTTGCATTGCTTGCATTAGTTGTTGAGCCTCTTGAAACTTATTGGCTAAAGCTATTGCTTGTTGTTCAGATATCTGTCCTAGTAGTTCATCCTTCTTTAAGAATTCTTGTGCGAATGCAATGAAGCCCTGTATATCTTGGTCTGGTGTAAGAACAACATCTTGTCCAGATAGAATTCTATTAGCAAGTTCTTCTGGTGTAAATACTCTACTACCCTGTTGTGGAGGTGTAATAAATCTAGACCAATCGCGCATTCCTAAAGTCTGTAAGTAATTCTTAGCAGCTTCAAAGACATTTGCTGGTGTTACTATTCCTATTTGAAGTAGTAAAGGGTTTTGCGTTAATTGCATTGCTTGAGAGGCCATATCAACTTGTACTTGTTTATTTGAATTAGCTGAATTAGGTTCTATATCAAAATCATACATTCCAGAAAGTTCTTCTCTTGAAAGTATTTGTCTAAAGTAATCTCCGCCATCTGACCCTGTAATCCTAAATTCTAAACCATCAGGCATATTTTCTTTTAACATTTGGAATAAGTATACAAGCATCTTCTTAAAGCCACGATTGGCCCTGCGTAAAAAGATATCTAAGTTAGCATTTGATTCATTTATAATTGCTCTTGCACCAGTTGCTGTACGTGCTGCACCCTGTTGTCCCATAGAGCCAAAGTTAATATCGCTTAACCCAGTTACTCTTGAAATAATAGAAAATAAAGCTTGTTCTTCTCCAGCAGCAAAGGCAGTGCGGTTTCCCATGTTAGGGAAATTGATATCCCGAATGGGATCGTCTAAAGGAATTAAGTTGCCAGGTGTGAGTGGCAGACGCTCTTTACTCAGAGAAGAACTCGCTCTATAAAAACCAATTGGTATTGTACTTATTAATCCAAAATCAATCTTCATGTTATGCATTGCATCCATCTCTTTAGATAGAGGATAGATCAATTCAATCAGGCCAACTCCACTTTGTTGTCCTCGTCTTTTATGGAAGTCGATAACTGCAAATGGTTTCATTCCAGTTTTCATAACACGCCATAAGTAAGTTGCACGTACTATTTTTCTAGACTGTGCATGAACCCAAACTATTACATCTGATGCTATACCTGAACCATCAAGGTCTACTTTTAAGTATGCCTCTAGTACTTGGTAACGATCAATTAATTCTTGGTCGTCAGCATTGCCGCCTTCGCCAGCACGTTCAGCACGTTGATTTTTAATTTGATTAACAGGTTCTGTGGATGCCATATCGCCAGTACTATCTGATATAATTTCTTCTACTGTACCTTTATGGAATACTTTTTGATCTACAAGTGACCACATGTCGTGTGGAGTTAAGCGCAATTGTTGGCAAACAAAATCAGCTTTATCTGGATCTCCATTACCACCTATAATTAAGATATCCTCATCAGTTACGTGATCAAACATTGGACCCTCAAATATAACTTCATCCTTTTTAACTGGGGACTCTCTAGTATCTATTGTTGGAACAAATTGTCCCTCAATAACTTGACCTGGCCCCTCAACTGAAAACTCTTCAACGTCTACAAAACGTGTAAATTCTTTGTGCCATCTTTGTTTTATAATACCGCGCCCTGTAGTAACCCAAGCCCATAACCACTCATCAACAGCATCTTCGATACCCTTGTAGTTATTTGCCCAGCGTTTAACTGAATAATTCATTAGATCTTGTACAACTTCAGAGCGTTCTGAGTTTGCCTCTTTTTGTGCCTTAACTTGAAATGGAGGATCTCCGCCCATTATAGCTGCAAACATTCTAGCGTGAAAAGCCTTACAAATAATAAAGGCCATAGGTATGTGTAAATCACTCATCCATTCTTGTGGTTTTGCATAAATAGGGTCTACAAATTCATCAATCTCTATAAGCAATTTTCTTTGTCTATCAAGTTGATCTTCTCGTAGGGCATTACCTGCATTCCACTTTTCTACAATTTCTGTACCGATGTCACGCTCTTCTAATATTTCACGTAACTTTTCTGGAATCTGATCTCTTAATGAGGATTCAATTTTATCTTTATCAACCTGGACATCGTCCTGCCCGATCTTGCCCTTTCTATCATCTGCTGTTTCTTGGTTGTCGTTAAAATCGTCTAATGATTTCATAGTTTCTTACCCCATTTATTTCTTTGCTTACGTTTACTGCGATAGTTAAACAAGTAGAATTTCATTATGTTTGTTTCAAAATTATAAAGCTTTAAGTGAGGCCGTATACTAGTTGTCCTACCTATTTCTCTTATTGTAGTAATTGCTTGGCTTATAGAATCCTCTAATAGCTCAATCTCTTTTCCGACATCAATATATTTCACGTGATCTCCAATTACCAGATCCACCGCCTTCATTAAAGGACATTGATCTTGCCCTCTGCCTTTTGACGCTAGGTTTTACTGCTAACGCATATTTTAACGTAGCTAAATAATCCTTCTTAGTGATATCCAGCTTAGGTTTGTATGCATCCATATTCTTTACTTTTGTCCATTGTACGTTTTCTATATCTGTAATGATTCCACTATTCCCTTTAAAGATTCTTAGCTTAGGCACCGCGCCCTTAACTTTATCATCTATGTAAAGAACCTCTTGAATCATTTCCATCCAAACTTCGTCATTTTTATCTGCATACCTAGTTGCTCTAGCTCTTACGCCCTCGTCATTAAGGACTTCAATGAAGGAAGATAACCCTTCTCCACCACTAGTTCCACTACTACCTAAACTATCACAGATAATATCGGCAATATTGTACCCATTGTACCACTCTTTTAGTTGTCTTGCAAATTGTCTAGCCGGAACCTTAGAAGAAATTTCTTTTAAGTAGAAAAGCTCATCTTTATGATTAATCCCAAGTAAACAAGCTACATGGGGTTTATTTAGGGCTGGATCAATGGCAACAACACAGGGCCAGCTGCGTGGCCACTCAAAGGGCTCGATTACATGTTTATTTCGTTTAAATAGTCCAGCTAATGCTAATCCACTTAAATCAAAGAAGGCACCTGACATCCTTATCTTGCGTTCTTCAGGTGTTAATCTTGCAAAGAACTTTTCCTGGCGTTCCCAATCAAGATTATCTTTATTTACAGTAGAACTCATCCTGAAACAGTCCACATAGGGCAATTCACCCTTTTGCCAAGGTTCATACACATCGGTTCTTAACCAAGGGGCTGTCAGGGGCGTACCTACAATTATAGACTTCTTTTTGGACCCTTTAGCTCTCATACCACGTGTTAGGGCATTATATATATGTAATGGAGGGGGCTCATCAGCTGCTAAAAAATCAAACTGGACGCCCTCTGCTTTTAGGGGCTCAATACCATGAGATAGAAACTTAATTCTAGATCCATTGGGGAATTTAATACTTGATGTTGTCGGTTTACCATCTTTACTAAACCACTTATCATCTATTTGAAACCACTTACGCATCTCAGGTATTACAAGTAGGTCAGACTTCTCTGCATCATCTATTAGGAAAACAATACTAACTGGGACTTTTGTGAATTCATCTTTTATCGGATTGTAGCCTTGCGCTGCCCAGATTACTTCATGGGCCAAAAGAGTCGTTTTACCACTATTCCTTTGAATTATAAAATCCTCGTGTAATAAAAGATTATCTTTATCTACTTGAAATCCATAGAACTCTCCATAACCAGCTGGTTCTATTTTAAATCGCTGCCTGTTGGAAGTCCGTTGTAAATCTTCTTTACTAGCAATCTTTCTTGGTAGCTTGCAGGGAATCTTATAAATAGGGCCAGTTATGTAGAGTCTTTGATATTCCACTTCATTTACTATTTTTAGTTTATGGGCAACATTTAATCCCAATGAGTTAGCTAACCATTTTATATCTTCTGCTAGTTTTTTAGACTTCTGTGCTATCTCGAAGCCCCCACTAGATAAACTCCCATCAGTATCAATTAATCCTGCTAATAATTGCAATCTGTCTATATAGGGCGCAAGTTTATACTCCCTAGGTATATGTTTATTGTTAATAAGTTCATAACCTCTAAGATCATCTAAGAATGAATTCTTGTATCCCCTATCCACAACTAGTGAATAGGTATTAGCCCTATTGTCTGGAATCTCGTAGCACTTTAATTTTAGAAATCTGTTTTCTGCTTCAGTTTCCCAAGCCTCTTTTATTTCTTTATCCATAGTTGTAATTTGAGGGCGCGCTGAGGTTCCGTCACCTAACCAGGTTCCTAGTATGTAGGGGTCTATTTGTAAATCTTTTTTCTTACTACCAAATTCTAGATTCTGAGGGCGATACAGATAGCTAGTTCTTTTCTGGTTGTCGCTCCAAGTTATCCATTCTTTTATCGTGGGTTCTGAAAATTCAATTGACTTGTGTGTTCCAGCTCCATACTTTTGTATTCTAAGCTTATGACTCTCATTGCAAATAACAGGCTTACCGTATTTTGGTACTACTTTATAAAGGGGTTCTTCTCCTCTATATAATTTAACTACCTCACGTTCTTCCCCATCAGGGCCTAATAATATATCCCCTATTTTTACTTGCTCTACATTAATAGTATCTCCATTATGCTTTAATACTTTAGTTCCCTTAGCCCAACACCCATTACCACTAAATACGTAGACTTCATCCTTCTCGCTCATGTGAATAGGCAATTGCCCTTCGTTTGGAACGTAAGTATCACGCTTTAATTTTTTACGTCGCTTTTTTTCCTTAATAAGTTCAAGATACTTAAGTTTTGCATCTTTAGTCATTGATTCTAATATTTTACGATCCACTGCATACCTCTAAGCTTATCATCGGGCTGTGCCGATTGTCGTAAGTCTTAAGCCAGTCCATTAATGCTCGTCTCCACAATAGAATGGTTTCTCACTATATAATGTAGCTTCCTTTCTCATTTTGATGATACCTCTAGATTCAGCCTCTTTCTTATAATCCTCGTCAGCAATTTGATTTAGCAATTTACTATAGTGTTCCTGGTCCTTAATAGGAAAGTAAACAACCTTGGGCTCTAAGATATCTATAAACATATATGTTACTACTAAAATTGCCTTACACACTTCGATTACCTACACTTGAAAGGTTTAACCTTAACTATGTCGTGAACCTCTATGTTCATAATACCTGCCTGAAAGTATTGGCCCTGTACTCTAGGATCTTCTAGTTGTTTAGCTATTGTAGTTGCCTGTACTACACTTGCTGCTGGTGAAACATCTACAACCTGATTTCCATCTATCATCGATAGTATTAAAATCATTAATGCACTACACACTGCTTACTCCTTTGCTGGCTCTTAGCCACGCCGTTATTTAAACCTTAGCCTTTTCGTATTCACATCGCACCTCTTGGCTTGTATCGGGCCGCGCTGATTGGTCGTCTTGTTTTAGGTCAGTCTTACTCATTGTCGTCGTCTCCTATTTCACTAGCTTCGCTTAAAATGAGGGCGTCTAGGGCGCTGTCCTCAAGTCCTTCTAGATCGTGCTTTATGTATTTTCTTTCTACTGCTTTACCATGGGTTCTATCCAGCAATTCTTTAGCTGCTTGAAGCGTTTTTCCAGAATCCTTCTCTGTCATCAATACTTGTATTACTCTAACAGCAGCTACTCCAGCGTATTTCTTGTAGAGCTTTTCTGCTGAGTCTCCTCTAATTAGGGCTCGCTTTAGGTCAGCTGGTAATCCTCTAGTTAGTTCATCGTACATCGCAAGGTCGTCTATAGTACGAGCCATTTTGTCTTCGGTATTGCCGAGTGCCATAGTAGATTTTTTCTGCTTTTTTGGTCTTGCTGACATTCTAGCTCCTTATTTCACCAAGTATACCATAGCTTGAGCCAGGGCGCAAGCCTCTTGTAAGTACTTGATATCACTAGTTTATTCAATATTCCATTATTCAATACGGCATATTTATAGGGCTTTGCTAAATGATTCCAGGTACTTACGGGGTTTTTTCTTAAATCTGGTCCCGAATAGGGTGCTATAACAATACTCTAACAGGGCATGGGCGGGTGGGACGCCCCTCCCTTTTAAAAACCAGTGATATCAGCTAGTTACGGGTATATACTACAAAATGCTAGGACTTTCAGATACTTAGCAATAAAAGTATGTAAAAAAGCATTAATTTAATTGATGTGTGGGGTCTTAAGGGGTCTTAAGGGCTGGTAAGTGGCTGAAATCATTGTAGTGGCTTTGTATTACAATACAATTGCACATCGCTTTTAGGTTTCATCTATATATACCATAGACAAATAAAAATTTTCACGCGCCGATTATTAAAGCTAACTTGTAACTATTAAAAAAGAAAAGGCTTAAGTCTAGCCACAACCTACCGATAAGTAATATAAGACAAACAACTAACTAAAAAAGAGGTAAGCATGAGTTACCAGATAATCGAGACTAACCGACTAACGCTTTTACACGTGACTATAAATAGTACTAAAAAGAGCTATAAATTAACCCTAACTAGCTATAAAGCGGCGCTGGTAGTGGTACATCAATTGCAACTAATAACTAGTAACAACTAACCAAGGAGAATTAAAATGATAACACTACTAATACCGATACTAGCAATATGTAATTTTACAACTAGTGATACTAACCTTTTAGAGTCTGTTAGGACAACTGCAGCAACTAGCATCGACCATGAACTAGGTATTACGCCGACGCTAACAGGCACTTATAAAGCAGTAGCATACATTTACGCGGTAGACAATAACCATGTTTATGCAAGTACTGACAGTAGACTCAACGCTAAAAAACCAATGCTACTAACTAAAATAAAAGAGTCTAATTGCAGTCCATTATTAAAAAAGAGAGGTAACTAAAATGCGACCATTACTACAACATATCCTAATTTTCAGCGTATTTGATGCTAACAAGACGTTAGATACTAATGCCGATAGTCACGCTTATATTACAGGGCTACTCGATCGGCGTGTAATTGCCTATAAAGAAGTAACAGGTAGTTACAACCACGTAAAAGAAAAATCTATAATAATAGATGCTAAACATTTGGATTTAGTAAAAAACGCCTGTTTTGATTTTAAGCAGGATAGTTACTTAGAGAGGTTTTCAGATGGTACAGCGCAACTAGTTTTTTTAGCTATTGCTAACAAATTCAACCTTGAACCGCTACAACTCGGCTCTTTTACGGCAACACCAGAACTAATAGCTAAAAAGTCTGGTAATTACACGCTAGATACCAAAACTAATACTTATTACACGTGTCACTAGAAGGAGTTAATATGTTTAAAATAATACTAAGTAGAGACCACAAAACCGCAACACTCTACTATCCGCTAACAGGTCAAGCCCTTAAGTTTTATGACAGCTATGGAACTGTAATGTTAATGGTAGAAGACTTTTTACTAACGCCAATAGGAAACAACTAATATGGAAATAATTCTATTTTTATTACTAGTAGCATTACTAACTAACTATTAACAAATGAGGTAACCAATGGCTAAAAGAATTAAAAGAGTTTTTACAAATCACGCGCAAGTAGTCCATTTATGGGCTAACCAGTCACAAGATAGTGCTAGAACTCGTAACGTTTATTTTGAGGGAACTGACCTTTATAGCTACGGCTATCATTACTTACTAGGTAGTTTTGAAACGTACAACGGCGTACAACTAGCAACTATAAATGATACTGGCTATAGCAACACAACTGCAAAACATATCCATACCACGTGGCACGCCGTAAGTCACTTGAATAGGCTAAAAAAGTATCCTAGTGAGTCTGTACTTGACGCCCTTTTACGGTGGCAAGATAATCTAATAGATAGTCTTTTTAATCACTTTAAAAGGCGCTCTTTTTATAATCCTA